ACTAACTTTTGGTTGTCGTAGACATCTTCAACGACTGAACGACCATATAAGCAATTTCTTCTTCTACGGAGAACGAGGATGCTGATTGGATAAAGCATCATCTTGTCTTTTTCAGCAACATGGCTTTCTTCGGATGCTTTTTCCATCTTCTCGTCTTGGAAGTTTGGAACTTCTGGATCGAGTTCGTAGATTTCTTCATCGTCAGGCGCGTATCCGTTTTCCTCATATTCTTTCTTGAGTCTTAATTTTTTGACTGTGATATCAGGATTTAATGGGATAGGTTCGCATAATTGAACGTATTTAGTTGATCTTGTCCAATAAACTTCGCCGTCAATACGGAAGAATCTTGTATATAAGGTGACCGCACCAGTTTCGAAGTCTAAATCGTCTGAATCATATTTGGTTTTTTCTTCCAAATAATCGTCTGGAACAATGGAAGCAATGATTTCGTTGTAGTTCTTCATCGATTTGCTAACAGTTGCTCTAACAGCTTTTACTTCAGCTCTATGACGGAAACCTTCATATTTTTGTCTTTGGATATCTCTTAAACGAGGATTTGAACAGAAGAAGTCTTCAAGAGCGATAACATCAAGTCCTAAAGAGCCTTTATTATTACCTTTGAAGGTAAGAATATCATCACTCCAGTAATGGTAGAGAAGACCAGCGGAAGCAACTTCAGCATCTAAGACAATGTCGTCTTTCTTTTCTTCCATTCCGATGGCTTTTTGGACATATTCATCGAATTTCTTTAAGCCATCTGTTGATAAATTTTTATCAAAGCAAGTAAAGTTGAGTGTGACAGTAGTGCCTAGGATGGTAGCGTGTTGGCTATCAATAACCCAAGCAGTAATGTTTTCGGTCGCGCGTGGCAAATCAGAATCGTAATTTGCAGGAGTTTGGCGACCTTCGTACATAGCCCACCATTCAGGAATACAATCGGCATAGCCTTTCTTTTCCATATAATGTTGGTGACGTTCAAAACATTCGTAGTCATACGATTTCATCTTTTTAAGTTGTTCAGCGCTCGCGATAGCAAGCTTCTTGTCTCTACTAGTACGACTCATCTATAGTTTTTCCTTTGAAATTCATATTTGCTTTATTGCCAGAACCCTCTTTAGCGGTCGCTTTTTGAACATTTGCCGCGATTTGTTGTAATTCCTTACGAATTAACTCAATCATTTCTTTTTTAGTGTTCTTAAGGTCTTCTTCTAAAAGAGCGTTCTTTTTCTTTAATTCATTAACTTCGTGTTGAAGCTCAATAATTTCACCAGCCATCTTGACAGGATCAACTCTCATAATTTCTAAAAGACGTTGAAGTTTAGTCAAGTCTTTAGATTCTTTACGAGTGATTACGATATGCTCGACCTTTTCCATAAGTTCCCCCTGTTAGATGTCTTTGGTTTGTCGCTTTGGAGTTGCCAAGGTAGTTCAGCCTTCTTGGCAATTTCCTTATTGACTGTGGTGATTTGTTGATTTGTAGCAGCGGCTGCATGGGCAAGCACCAGCGCCATGACCTTATCATCGTGGCATCCTTGAAGTGCACCCATGATGTAGTGGCCAGTCTTACCGATATCTAGCACTACAAATGTCAGCATTTCTTGGAGAGTACCTTTGTCAACAATCTCTTCAGGTTTATCTCTAAACACTGTCTTAAGACCATTGACCATGTCCTCTTTGTTGCTACCTTGAGTGGATATGCCGTACTTACTAAGCACATCCTCTTCATAACCTTGTTGATCTTGGCCCACAAATATCTTCCTATACGCGCATTTTGCTAAGGTTTTATTTGTAGCTTGACCGCGGTTATTTTCTACCGCTATAAGCGCGGTGTTATAGTAAGTTCCCAAGCAGTACATATAGATGCCTAATTCATCAGGATCCATATTTTGCTTCGAGAACACTGCAACCTGTTTTCGGCATTTGCCATCGTGCCTAATTACCTGGGCGCAATTGAAGTCTTCGCCGTGAATACTTGAAGGGTCAACTCCAATAACGTATGGATAGCCAGGAAAAGGCTCTTCATAGATGATGACATCGCCACCAGGGTCATTTACGAACTTGACATTGCTAACGGTGATTCGCCTATTGTCAGGAGAAATCGTAGATTTGTATTCGAAGTGGCCCCTTTTTGCATAAACATCCCTCTCGACTTCCTCAATTCTCTTTTGCACTTTCATCGCATTAAAGATTGAGTAACCAGTAGTAAGGAATGCTTCATCTGGGTAAGTTGGGTTTTCTTGGTGGAACATCTCTAAGCCCATTGAATCAATTTGAGCTCTGCGCCACATCAACCCTTCTACGGTCATGCCGTCATCTTTGTATTGTTCTAACAAAGCGACCTCATCGCCGTAGGCACCGAACCTAAGCAGTTCCTCTCCGTTGTATGGATTTCGATATCCTTCGTTTCGATACCAAGGTTCGAACCATCCTTTTAGAGAAGAACTATTGCCGTTGAAGGCATTAACGAATAGGTCACGGTAGAAGTTCATACCTTTTGCGGTGCTTTCAATGAACAACATCGCATCAGGAGACATTGGAACAGCGGAGTTCAATGATGCCATTGCTTCTTGCTGTTTCTTCCACATCGCAAACTCGGAAGCGTGGGCCGCTCTAAGAGTGGCACCTCTAGCCAAGTCATCACTCACCGTTTCAACGCTGACCGTTGATTCATTGGTGGTGCTCAGCATATTACCTTTACGATTCGCCGCCGCCGTAGGTTTTATCTCTTCAGGTAGGTGATCGTAGAACCTCTGATACATTTCAAAGATTCTCTTTGTGTGGTCATCTTTATCGGAGATAACAAGCGACTCACGATACGGACTATATAGAGTCATCGTGAAGATAATCGCCGCGATCAAAGTGGAAAACCCAATTTGTCTAGCCTTTAGGACGATGTATCGGACTGGCCGATAGTGTCTCCAGTCATCTTCTATCTGCAAGTAGAACCTCATTTGTTGAGGGTTCAACTTAAATAAGATCAACGGAGTATCCTCAACCTCCCCATCCAAGATTTCCGCCATCAAGTTTTTTGGCTTCGGTCTGATGTAGAGAAAGTTTTGAATAAAATCGAGGACTCTTATTTCGTGAATTCTCCCAGTTGAATCTGGAATCCTCACGGAGAAGTTTCTAGTCTTGTCCATCAGGCTTTATAGAGAGACTTTCAAGGAATCTATCAATTGGCTTGCCACCAGTCTTAACATCAATCTCCTTAGGCGCTGCTAGACCAGCAAGTTCATAAAGAGCTTTAGTGTTTTGTGGCGTTGGATTTGCCATTACAAAGGCAGCAGTCTTCATATCAATAATGTCTTTAGCCGAAAGTTCCAACCCATCCTCTGTCTTGAATGTACCAGTAAGCAATTTCGCTAAACCAATACGAGCAGCCTCTGAGTCAAATTTCTTATCTGTACGTTTTGCAGACAAAAAAACAGCCTTTTCGCTTTCAGGCATTAAGTCGATAAAGATACTGTCAACTGTTTTTTCCATAGAGTTCCTCGGCATCAAAATAATTGATATAAAAGCAATACAGTTTACTTAACACATACTTTAATTACCGAGATAATACCGAAACCACATAAAACACCTTGTTTTTTCCAAAATTTTATTTTCACGAAATCGATTCCAACAAAAATGAAGATCCTTTAATTATTTAGAAAGAGAAACACAGGCGTGATTATGCGAAATGATATGAAAAGAAGTCAAAAATGAACTTTTGCAGGGATGGGCCATGATGATATATAAACGCACCCCCAGGCGAAAGGGGGTCTAGGGAGGGGGTCATTCTAGCCCTACATATTCTCATATATAGCCACTCTTTAGAGTGAAACCCTATGGTTCAGTTTGTATGAACTGCTCCAATGAAACACCTTTACTTTAGTAAAGAAAGTATGTTTTTTAGGTTGTGAACAATTGTTTTCGCTGTTATGAGACTAGCTTTAGCTGCTGCTGATAACTTAATTGATTGAGTGAAACTGGACGAAAAATGTCACGTCAAAGCTAAATGTGTATTATGCATTTATGATAGCTTTTTCACCACATTTCGTTTTCAATCAACCATTTCTCAATCTCAATTTTGCTTTACTTTAGTAAGTCTTTTTCGTTCTTGCTAGTCAATTTTTCAATAGGCAATTACTTAAGTAAACCGCTTTCATTTTTCTAGCCTTCCTTAAAAGAGTGATGTTTTTATTCTACAGAAAAGAATACTAGTATATAAAACTAGTCTAGTCTTTCACACATACCTACGAATAATATATGCGACCTGCTTAAGCGAGCAGGGCTTTTCGGAATTGCCGAGAACTTTTTGGAATTGTCTTTTGAAAATAATTTTTCAGATCCGAAAAATTTTTTCACTCTAATTAAGGCGCAGATAAATGCGAAAAAAAGCGGTGAAACAATGTTGGTGTCGAAACTCGGTGGAACCGAAGAAAGGAAAACTCGACAATGAAAAATTATTTAGTAATTTTTACTCTCAACCAAAGCGAACAAGTTATCGCTACTTTCCACAATGTGGAACAAATGGATGTTCTCACAAGATTATCATTCGAGAACACATTATCCCAAAGCACCGCTTGGGATACAACAAGCCCAATGGAACAAGGCAAGGTTTATTACCTTGAAGGCGACCAAGAAAGCGACATCGAGAGCGCTATGAGAACCTTAGGGTTCCGTAGATGTGATAGATGTGGTGCTTGGGTCACACCACAAGACATCCGTGATGGCTTAAGCACTTGGAACCGTGCGACCGAAACCAGACTTTGTGCCACTTGCATAGCAAGAGAAGAGCAAGAAGAAGCCAGAAATCCTAAGATTTCCCTTGCTGGTTATCACTCAACAAGTAGCAACGTAAGAGTTATTAACGGCGAAGGTGAAACCTTTGACCTCAATAACGTTAAGGGCCTTGGCATTGAAATGGAAGCTAATGCTTCCAGTAGAGCATCGATGGTTAGAAACAACCAAATCAAGTGTACCGATGCATTCTATAGAATGGCTAAGCCAGGAAGTCGCAACCGCATCTTTAGATGCGAACAAGATTGCACTGTGGCTGCCGAAATTATCAGCAACGTATTCACCAAAAAGTCATTATATGACTTCGACTGGAATATCTTAACCGAACAATTACGCCTTATGGGTAATGACGAGAACATCGCAAATGTGGGATTCCACGTCCACCTAAGCAAAACCTGGTTAGGCGACACACAAAAAGAACAAGCACTCAATTTCTTGAAATTGCAATACGTTCTTAAAGCCTATGAAACCGACTGGTTAAAAATCAGTGGTCGTAGACCAAGCGAAATGAGTTGGTGTTCGTTCTATTCAATGCAAAGCATCGAAAACTTCAAATCTTGTCTCGAAAGCGGTCGCTATAGCGGATACGAATGGAGCGTTTACCCAAGCAGTCATAGCTACGCACTCATTAGTTCTGGCTCAACCATCGAACTTCGCATTGGTAAATCTACCAATGACCCAGAGAAAATCAAACACTATCTAAGACTTGTCTTAGGCATCGTTGAAAACTTAAAGAGCGTTAGATTTGAAAAAATCTATTGCATGAGCAAAATCTTCAAACTAGTTCCTAGTGAAACTATGAACTACTGGAGAAAAAACGGCGCTTTCTTAAATACAGTGGCCGTTGACAACCGTGGCATTACAGTCACACAACAAGCAGCGTAATGCTTGAGCACTTAAGCACAGGAGGACATATATATGTGTATCGCAGTATTCAAACCAGCAGGCCAAAAGGCCCCAACATTCGAAACTCTTAAGCAATGCTTTAAGAGAAACCCAGATGGCGCAGGATTTATGGTCGCTATCAATGACACAGTCATTATTCGCAAGGGATTTATGCACTATAAAGATTTCGAGCAAGCTTATAAAAGCTTCTTCCAAGGTCTCGATGATAAAAACTACTCAGTAGTTTACCACTTCAGAATCGGCACCCAAGGTGGAACACAACCTCAACTCACACATCCTTACCCACTCACTCGTGATTATGCAGAAATGCGTAAACTCGAAAGCGAATGCGAAATAGGTGTAGCACACAATGGAATCATCCGCCTAACAAGTGAATATGGCGTGACTGATAGAAACGACAGCATGACCTTCATTAGCCAATATCTAGTAGATATTATCCACGGTAACCATTACTGGTCTCTAAAGCCTGAAAAAGTGCGTTTAGTCAATAGACTATTAGGCAATGGATACCCAAATAAATTAGCAGTCTTATCCAAAACTGGATATTGTGCCTTAATAGGCAACTGGATAAAAGACAATGGCATCTATTACTCAAACGAGAGTTACATAGTGCCTAGACCTGTGAGAGTACAACACAAGTGCTCAAGCAGGGGCGATCGAGCCGAACCAGATTTCGACTTTGAGCAAATGACACTCTTGGGTATGTTCAACTAATGGGCATACCTGAGAGAAAAGAAATAAATAAGAAAAGAATGGAGAACTGAACTATGAAAACAACTGAAATTATCGATGTCTTGAACCACATCAACGAGCACTATGGTGCTAAAGCGCAAAACACACATCTATTTATGGATGCGATTGACGATGTGAGCACGAATTATATCGTCTGCGAAGTCTGGAAAGACGGCAAAATTGACATTTATGTCACCGATGATGACGAAAAATTCATCACCAACCACTGTTTTGACGATGATGACGAATACTTCTTCGGCCTCGAATCAATCACAGTATGGCACACAATCAAAGGCGTAGTGCACATGAGCAAGGTGTTTTAATCACACGGAAAGGAACTGAGCTATGGAACGACTAACTATTGCTGAACAAATGAAATTCTACCTTCAATGGTGCAAAGACAATGGTCTTCAACCAAAGGAATTCAAAAATCTCACAGCGTATATGAACGAAATACGCTTAAGCACTCAAGCAGGAGGATATATGTATGCGTAACGAATGGGAAGGCGAAGAACTTTTAGTGCTCGACAACGATAATTACCTGTTTATACAGGATTCGAGCGAAGGCGGTTACGATTACTCGTACATTGATGGAGAGACACGCCTAACAATTGATGGCGGCGTACTCGAATCAGATGAACCAGTGGATGCTGCCATTAACGCTATCCTGGATGACCTTGGTCTTAGCGGAATGGGATATGGCCGCAGCAGCCTGGATTACTGGGAAGATTTCGCAGGATAGAATATACGTAAGTAACTACTCAAGTATATACGTAAGTAGTATGTGCTTAAGCAGAGGCGATCCGAATTTTGTGGTCGCCTTTTCTTTTTTATCTCAAATTTTGCTCAAAAATTGCTCACGAGCGTTGAAAAATATAAAAAACCCTGATAAAATCAGGGTTATACGTGTAATGGAGCAAGTGACGGGAATTGTTATGTACTTTTCACAGCATTACCTCACGTTTCAAAACAGCATATTTATCATATATAAATGATAAGATATCAATAAATCTTTCACAGGATAACGGAACTTTTCATCCAGTTTCGATTTTTTTGACATTTTTCTTTACCACGCTTAAGCGATTTTGAGCTTTCTGGTCTTTCTTCCACCAAGAACTCCTATCATTGAGCTCTCACGTGATTTTAATACGTGCGAATATGTGTCTAATGTCATTTGAGTGCTTGAGTGCCCAAGCCTGTTGGATATGACCTTGACATCTTCCATAGTCTCGACAGTCTCAACGAGCCATGAGGCATTAGAATGGCGCATACCATGAGGTGTGATTTTATGTACACCTGCTAAA